GAATAGTTGTGAGGTATTACGTACCCAGAGTTTTCTAAGATTTTATAAAGACTTTTCGTAGAATCAGGATTTACTGGATCAACCAAGGTGATCTGGACATCCTGCCACGTTACTCGACCAGGATAATTAAATTCATAATTTAAAAATTGATGTGCTGTAGTGGCAACTTGGTAAGCTGGCTTCTTAACACTCTTTATAACAAACTGTGGTACACCTGACCAATAAAGAAGCCATCTAAACTTTCTTTTTGGCTCAACCGTTCTTTCGTTCCAAAATGCCATTATATTAGTTCTCCTATTAGTATATATTCGTTTATGAGAAAATTAACTGTTATTAATCGTCAAAACTTGCTCCAGTCCTTGTTATGACAAAATCTACAGCAATAAACTCAATTGCTCTTGCTGGCTTAAGGAAGATCTTGGCATACATGATGTTTCTATCGATAAGGTCTGCAGTGGTTGTTGATTTATCCAAAACAACCTTAAAGTCAGTCAAGCCCAACCTAGTTTTAACACTCTCCAAGAAAGGCACAACCTGACCTGTAAAGCGATTCCATGTAGCTGGGACATTCTGGTCAAATAACAGTCCGTTTGCGATTCTTGAAACTTCTTTCTTTACAAAGATCAAGAGACGTCGAACATTAATTCTGTCTAAAGCAGAAGGTGTCATCTGCAGGGTTTTCTGACCAAAAACAACCAAACCTTCTGATACAAACGATGCTATCGGATTAATATTTGCCTCGTACAACCTATCCCTCTGCGAGGAAAGTAGCTGCTCTGAAACCTGAAGGACTGGCAGACCTGCGTTGCCCTCGTTCAATCCGCCGCGGTTGAATCCCGCAGGGGCAAACCATACTTCATCGCGTTGCTCGGTATACCCCATGACACCAAGCGCTATGACTGAAGGTGGGGCCCAAACGTCTCTACTGTTTATTGTGTCCCGCACTTTTACCCATGGGTAATACGCAGCACCGTAGCTAGAGTTAATCTGTCGACCGATGAGGTTTTTAGCGCTCTTTGCAGGCGTAGTGCCTATTCTTTCTTTGAATTTTGTACATTTCTTTTCTGCCGGAGAAATGTATACGTCTGGCAGGTCAATTATAGCCAGTGCATCTGCTCGGGCTTCACATGTTTGAATCAACTTGGTGGTCAAGCTTGCGTTAGTTATACCAGGCATACAAGCCAGGTTCATCTCAAGAGCTTCTGGATCTTTGATTAGTTCGATTGCCCTGTCGATTGATGCATAAGCATAGCTCGTTCTAGTTGTCTTTCCAGAAACTGTTCTTGTGCTCATGTTAAAAGGGTCTGCCTCGGTGATGTCGACACCATCAAAGCCGCCAGCAAGAGGGATACTAAACGAGTTAACAACATCTAGGATGCCTCTTGCTGTACCATTCGCAAGAGCAGTATATGCTGTTCCGTCTGCGTGGGAACCAGTTTTAAAATCAACTGATACGGGCTGGAAAGCCGAGAGGTCTGCGACATTGGCGCTTTCTGAGCCGGTTAGGACAACTTCATCTAAAGTGAAGACATATGCATGTTCTGTGCTGTTTCCTGATACACCCTTTATGTGATCTGTTATAACTGCGCTTGAAGCGTATGAAGAACCTCTTCTCAAGAAATCTTTCATGCCCTTGTTGACGCTAGCATAACTAATATCATTTGTTCCTGTCTTTTTGTTGTATGGAGTATGACCCAGGATGTACTTTGCTTGTAGATCAATTCCGGTTGAGCCAGTGGTTACATGAGGGACCGATGGCCAGGTGAGCCTTAAAGTATCGCCACCACCAGATCCCGAAATTACAACCTTGGCGTTTTGTCTGATCCACTTGGAGGCAGCAACAGAGGAAGTTACTGCCGCTGCATTAACAATGTCAGCAGGCTTTATTGGACCTAGGTAACCAAATGGAACAGATTTTGGATTGTCGGGTCCGTTTTCACCTACTTCACCGCCCATTTCAACCCTGACATAAGAAGAGCGATTTGGGTAGTTACCATACACCTTGTTTCTTTTCTGAACTGGATCCCATTCAAAATATTGGTCTCCAATCTTTCGAGCTATAAAGTTGTCAGAATTTGGATTAAGGCTTAAGTTGACAAAACTATCAACTTCATAAATTCTATCGGCGCGCTTTTGTTTTACAACTACATCAAACCTGCCAAAGGGTGATGGATCGCCATCTTCTGCGATCTTTATGTTTTCAATGCAGACGTATAGGTCGTTTCCTTGCTCACCCTCTTGAACGCTGTGAAATCTAAAAAGCTTTTCTTGGCCGGATTTCTTACTTAACCCAAAGTCAGTGTTTACACCAGTATATTGAGGTATGACCCACCCAGAACTAGCTTCTGACAATTGATGCTGACCGCTTTTAAAATCAGCCATCGTACTGTCAAGTTGCATGATGAAAACGCACGTTTTGGCGTCGGCACGAGCTTTTAATCTGTCTCTTGCCAACTCTTCGTATGCTTCTTCAAAGGTCTCCCCTAGCCAGTATTTGTGATTTAAAGTTCCACTAACAATGGTGCTAATACTTGTGTTAGTTGCAACTGGGTTAGTGTTTAGTTTGTCTCTGATATAGTTTGATCCTTCCTTAAAGGATACCTCCTTTGTTACCGTCCCCAAAGAAGGGTCTTTTATAGCCAGAGTGAACTTGTCGTTGTTTACCTGTATGGCAGTTGTCGCATTACTGCCAGACGCAAAGTTCTCTGTTGTTGATGCAGCATTAGGGCTGCCGGCGTCGGCATTAAAAACTGTTCCCTGGGCTGCTACTTGCAAATGAGATGCGGCGTTGTTGTTACCAGAGTCTGCCCCATAAATTATACCCAGAAGGCTTCCAGTGATACCCCCTGAGCCTTGTGAGCCCGATATCACATTTGCGCCGAATATACCGAATGCCGTACCTGCTGACCAGCCGGCTTGACCGTCATCAGAAGCATCGTCGCCTTGCACGCCGAGAAGTCTAATGACTGTTGCAGGCGAGTTTATGTCCGCTTTTAGATATGCCTGCGCAGCATATGGAGCGTATGCAGGTGCAAGAAGTCCGTTACCATCTCTCCAAGGATCCTCACCTTCGTTACCAGGGACTGGTTCACCGAAGATTTCCACAAATTCTTGAAAAGAGCTAACTTTTACTGGCTTCATTGCTGGGCCGCGGCGGGTACGACCTATTATTGCTGGTCCTATTCCTCCTGGAAGCTTTGGTAATTGACTGTTATCTATTTCGCTCAAAAAGACACCTGGCGAAACAAACTTAAATTTCTTTGCAGACATACGAATAAATCTCCTTAAAATCGGGCTTTATTGAAAAGTAAAATATTACTTTAGTAAATAGTTTTAGGATTTTTCAAAAGAATAAAAGAAAAAAAGAAGCCCCGGGGGAGTCCCGGGGCGTAGAAGGTGGGAGTATCAGCTATTACGCTAGGATGTACTTGACGACAACTTCGTCTTCTGCGTCGACGATGTTTGCATCCACCAAAGTCATGGTCTGACCAGAGATAGCATAGTCACCGGCGCCAATAGTAGCGTGAGAACCAGCTTGCACCTGGAAAATACCGTTGATGAATACCATTACAGACCCAGAAACTGGTGTTGCTGATAAAGTAAAGATCTTACCGCCGTTAGCCGCAGAAGAAGACATAAAGTGATCCTCAATAGCAGCGACTTCAAGTTTTTTGCTTGTAGCGTTAACTCTCAAACCAAGACCAGCAGAACCAGAAATGAGATCCTGGTAAGATTCCTTCTTGACAATGTTGTCGTCAGAATCGGTAACCAAGATGTGGTGGGTTGAGTCATTTGCAGCCATAGTTAGTGCAGCAACACTAGAAAGCGTTGCGGCGCCGCCTACGGTCAGCCCTGCGGACATGTCAACTGTACCATTCATATCAATGGTTGTTGCGTTGATTTCAATCTCTGTATCGGATACAAGATCGAGAACACCGTCAGCTGACTGGTGAATGTATGATGCTGTGTCGCCAAACATGAGTCTGTTTGTGCTATTAAGCAAGAGACCTTCGTTGTGGCTGTGCATCAAAGTAACATCATCATCAGCACCGAACTGAAGGATAACACCATCGTCTTCAAAATCAACAATTGGGGAGTCGATTTGAATCGAAGTATCAGCTTCCAATTCAAGCTGTCCGTCAGCAACCTGCTTGATGTGAGTAGCAGAATCACCGAACTGCAATTGACGGCTGGAGTTCAAGAGAAGTCCAGTGTCAGCGACGTGAGTCAAAGAAACATCAGAATCAGCACCGAAACCAAGCTTGGCTCCGTCTGAATCTAGTTCCAAATCATCACCAACGTACAAGTCTGCTGCAACAGATGCACCACCGGCTACGGTCAAAGCACCAGTAGAAGTGCTGGATGCTGCTGTT